CTGAGTCAAATTATATGATGTTCGTCGATGTCGCAAAGGGCCGAGGTCAGGATTACTCGACGTTCAATATTATCGATGTGTCGACCAAGCCGTTTCGACAGGTTGCGGTCTTTCGTGATAATATGATGTCGCCTCTTCTTTTTCCCGACGTTATCTACAAATACGCAAAGACGTATAACGAGGCGTATGTCGTCGTCGAGTCAAACGATGCGGGTCAGGTTGTCTGCAACGGACTGTATTACGAACTTGAATACGAGAACGTGTTTGCGGAGTCTGCGGTTAAGTCCGGATCGATTGGTGTGACGATGACGCGAAAGGTTAAGCGTATCGGCACGTCGACACTGAAGGATCTTATTGAACAAAGTCAACTTATAATTCGCGATGCAGATACAATTCTCGAGCTATCGACTTTTGTCGCAAAGGGATCATCTTTCGAAGCTTCGAACGGCAATCACGATGATCTGGTAATGAATCTGGTTCTGTTCGGTTGGTTCACGAGTACGCCACTATTTGTTGACTACACCGATGTCGATGTAAAGAAGATGATGTACGAAGAACAGATGAGAATGATCGAGGACGATATGTTACCGTTTGGCGAGATCGACAACGGTCTCGATAAAAATATCGAGATCGTCGATGGAGACATCTGGACGCAGAGTGACGATACCAATTTTGGAACATTTTTCTGAGAAATCACGTTATTTATAAATACTATCAATGAAGATAGTCGTATTATGATACCACATATAAGTTTCAATGAATAAAGAGGAATAAGCACATGGCTTTTCAGGTCTCTCCAGGCGTAGAAGTCAAAGAGATCGATCTTACCAATGTTGTTCCGGCCGTTTCGACATCGATCGGTGCGATCGCAGGCGCTTTTGCCTGGGGCCCCGTCGAGCAGATTGTTCAGGTTGGATCAGAGAATCAGTTGGTAGAGCGTTTCTTTGAGCCGAACGATACAACTTTTAAATACTTTATGCCGGCCGCTCAATTCTTGCAGTACTCGAACGATCTTCGTGTTGTTCGTGCAAATGTAGAAGGAAATGTTAATGCGGTAGCCGTTCCGAACTCTGCTGGTATTTCGGAAGTACTTGTAAAGAACGAAGAAGACTTTGAATCACAAACCTTTGTCGAAGGAAGTGAGTTTATTGCTAAGTACCCAGGTGAATTGGGTAATTCAATTACAGTTCACATGGTAACAAACCAAACCGCATTTGAAACACCCGAGTTTGAACGTTTTGCGGGTCTTTTTGATTTTCCTCCTTCGACAACAGATTTTGCTGCCGAACGTAATATTGAAAACGACGAGCTCCATATCGTAGTTGTAGATGAGGACGGCCGTATTACCGGCACATCTGGTGAAGTTCTTGAAATCTTTTCTGGATTATCACAGGCTGGTGATGCAAAGAAATCAGACGGTACAACGAATTATTACGTTGATGTAATTAATAATCAGTCCGAATATGTTTGGATTGGTGTTGAAGATAATTCTCTCAGTGAATCCGGTGTTAAAAGTACGGATACTGATTCCTTAGTCGAGACATCAACAGGATTTGAATTCAGCACCCAATTCTCAGTTATGACATTTGATCTTACTGGCGGAGCCGATGGGGAGCCGCTGAATCCTTCTGTTGGTGAACTGACGACTGCGTACGATCTGTTTAACGACGCCGAAACGGTCGATGTAAATCTCATCATCGGTGTTCCCGCACCAGAAGGTGATGACGTTACACTTGCAACCAATCTTATTGCGATTGCAGAGAATCGGCGTGATGTTGTCGTGTTTGCCTCACCGGCGATTTCACGTACAGTGAACAACGTTGATGCCGTTACCGACGTCATCGAGTGGGCGGATCAGTTGCCGTCGAGCTCATTCGCGGTACTTGACTCAGGGGCGGAATATGTGTTCGACAAGTTTAACGACACTTTCCGATTCATTAACGCTGCCGGTGACGTCGCCGGTCTTTGTGCCTTTACTGATAATGTTCAGGATCCGTGGTTCTCACCGGCAGGATTCAACCGCGGTCAGGTTCGCGGCGTAACCAAACTTGCGTTTAATCCTCGTAAGAACGAGCGTGACTCACTGTATAAGGCTCGTGTCAATCCGATCGTTTCGTTCCCTGGTCAGGGTACGGTTCTTTTCGGTGACAAGACCGCTCTGGCTCGTCCTTCGGCGTTCGATCGTATTAACGTTCGTCGGTTGTTCATTGCTCTTGAAAAGGCTATCGCGACTGCGGCTAAGTTCCAACTGTTTGAGCTGAACGACGAGTTCACACGAGCTCAGTTCCGGAACCTAGTCGAGCCCTTTCTGAGAGATGTTCAGGGTCGACGCGGTATTACCGATTTTGCTGTCATCTGTGATGATACAAATAACACGCCGCAGGTTATCGACACAAACCGATTCGTTGCCGACATATTTGTACAGCCGGCTCGTTCCATTAACTTTATCACACTCAACTTTATCGCCACACGTACCGGCGTTGAGTTCAGTGAGATTGCCGGTCAGTAAGGAGTAAAGAGAGATGGCAATTCTTGGAGTAGACGACTTTAAGTCAAAACTCGTTGGAGGCGGTGCACGTTCCAACTTGTTTAAGGCTACGGTCAATTATCCTGGGTACGCCGCCGGTGATGTCGAGCTGACGTCCTTCATGTGTAAGTCGGCGCAGATGCCGGCCTCCACGATCGAAACGATCACGGTTCCTTTCCGTGGTCGTCAGCTGCAGATCGCCGGTGATCGTACCTTTGAGCCGTGGACAATCACAATCATTAACGACACCGACTTTGCAATTCGAAACGCTTTCGAACGTTGGATGAACGGTATTAACGGTCATTCCGAAAACAGTGGTCTGACGAATCCGACTGACTACAAAGCGGATATGATTATCGAACAGCTTGATAAGTCGGGTGTTGCGGTTAAGCGTTATGATTTCCGCGGAACATTCCCTACGTCAGTCAGCGCGATCGACGTTTCGTATGATACGGAAAACGAGATCGAAGAGTTCGAGGTTGAACTTCAGGTTGACTACTGGGAATCGGGAACGACTACCTAAGGCTATAATAAATAGTTGAAACGGACCGATGGGGGACTCGTGTTCCCCCTGACGTCTTATTTTTGTAACTGGAGTAAAGAATGGCTGAAAACGACGGACAAGGTGGTGGGTTCTCTCTTTTTGGCTTTGAGGTTAAACGTAAATCTCAAGGCGATAAGGAGCAGGCAAATAAGCTTTCCTTTGTCGCTCCTACTGCAGAGGACGGCACCGGTCAAGTAATCAACGCCGGTGGATACTACGGCTCGTACGTCGACATGGGCGACGGCTCGACTTCGTCCGATACCGATCTCATCTATAAGTATCGTGATCTGGCTCAGAATCCGGAGTGCGACGCCGCGGTCGAGGACATCGTCAACGAAGCGATCGTTTCCGATGATGCTTCCGCACCCGTTCAGATCAATCTCGACGATCTCGACGAAGAGACCGTATCAGACAAGATCAAGGATGTGATCTACGAGGAGTTCAATAACGTTGTCGAGCTCTTGGATTTTAACTTTCGAGGGCACGACATCTTTCGTCGGTGGTACATCGACGGTAAGATCTACTATCATAAGATCGTTGATCCTAAGAATCCTAAGAAGGGCATTCTTGAGGTTCGTTACATCGATCCGACTAAGATTCGTAAGGTCCGTGAGGTCAAGGAGGAGTACGACGAAAAGACTCGTACCAAGATGGTCAAGGGAGTCAACGAGTACTTCATCTATCAGAATAAGACACTGACGCAGATGTCGCAGGGTCTTAAAATCTCACCCGATGCGATCACATATGTAACCTCCGGTGTTACAGATGCGTCAAGAAAGCGAGTGCTCTCGTATCTTCACAAGGCGCTTAAACCTGTGAATCAGCTTCGTATGATGGAGGATTCACTGGTCATCTATCGTCTATCACGTGCTCCGGAACGTCGTATCTTCTATATCGACGTAGGTAACCTTCCGAAGGGTAAGGCCGAAGAGTACATGCGCAACATTATGTCGAAGTATCGTAACAAGATGGTCTACGATGCTAACACCGGTGAGTTGCGCGACGATCGTAAACACATGTCGATGCTGGAAGACTTCTGGTTGCCTCGTAAAGAGGGCGGTCGTGGAACAGAGATCTCGACACTGCCCGGTGGTGAGAATCTTGGTCAGATCGATGATATCGTATACTTTCAGAAGCAACTCTATAAGTCGCTGAACGTTCCGACGAATCGTCTTGAGCAGGACACTCCGTTTTCAATGGGTCGTGCAACAGAGATCACTCGTGACGAGCTGAAGTTTCAGAAGTTCATTAATCGTCTGCGTAAAAAGTTCTCGCACATCTTTATGGACATGCTTAAGACGCAGCTTATCGCCAAGGGTGTCGTTAACGAGAAGGAATGGAAAGAGATCTCGCAGAAGATGCGAATCGACTTCATGCAGGACAATCACTTTTCTGAACTGAAACAGGCGGAGCTGATTCAGGATCGCATGAATATTCTGCGAGACGTACAGGAACACGTCGGTCGCTACTACTCTGAGGAGTGGGTGCGTAAGAACATTCTGCAGCAGACCGAAGAAGAGATCGAACGAATGGATAAACAGATCAAGGACGAGATCTCTGCCGGTAAGTATAAGGATCCTTCAAAAGAAGACGACATGTTCTAAAAAAGCTTAATGTATAAATAATATACAAATCAACCAAGGGTTTATCAAAATGAATGAAAACGTAAAAAACTTTATCGATTCCGTCAAGTCACAGGATTATACGTCCGCAAAGGATCAGTTTCAGACCGTCATGGCGGATAAGATCAACTCTGCGTTCGAAAACAAAAAGATCGAGCTTGCCTCTCAGATGACCGAAGGCACTCAGATCAACGAAGCCAGTTATACAGTTCCGTGGGACAAGGATTTTAAGAAAAACACAAAAAAGTGGGAAAAGAAATATAACGTAAGAATCAAGGCCGATCGTGATTTTAACCAGGCTGATGTTTCCGGCAAGGATTCTGATATTAAGAAGTTTCTTTCAAAAGAACTTGAGTTTGAAGAAGACGAATTTGAAATGATAGGCCTGGACTAATGATTGACTTTAAACAGTTTCGTTCAGATATTTCCGAAGCGGCGGAACAGATCAACGAAAAGACCGTCGAGAAAATGAAGGTCGGTTCCGGTCGTAAAAAGTACCCGGCCGAGATCAAGAAGGAAGGATCAAAGTACGTTGCCTACGTCGACGGTGATAAGCTCGACGAGTTCAAATCCGAGAAGGAAGCGAAGAAGGGTATCGAGGACTTCGTCGAACTAATGGATCTGTAATCATGTCAGCATATAGGCCAATTACAACAGAGATCGCCGCACCGACAAGTTCAGGTGCTGCGACCACAGTATCCGGTGCAGACATTGTTCGTGTTACTGATACGTCGGGCAATCATCACGTTCTGACTCTTCTGAATGCGAACGACGAGACCATCGGCACCATGACACTCGCAAAAGGAGAGGTTTTTCTTCTTAAAAAACGCGAGGACGATAAGGTATTTGCATCGGATAGCAACGTTCGTCTTACGCGCGTAACGTATCCACGATAGGTAAAACATACAATGAAACTGATTACCGAGCACACTGACGAACTTCAGTATCTCACCGAGGACAAAAACGGTGAGAAGAAGTATATGATCGAGGGTGTATTCATGCAGGCCGAAGCAAAAAATCGCAACGGTCGCATCTATCCCAAAGAGACACTTCAGTCGGCAACGAAAAAATATCAGACCGAACAGGTGTCAAAGG